AAGATACTGAAGTATACTCTACAGACGGAGGACAAATCCGTGCACGTATTAAAGATACTCCTTATCAACGACGTGGGGTTATTGTAAAGGTGGGACATCAGAACTCTTCTGATCACTGGAAAAAATACCTTGTTCCTGAAGCTATTATCCATTTACCTGAGAATAAGCTTAAAGAACATCACGTTGATAAGACTAAGAAGACTGACATTGGACATGGTTATTTCATGATCAATGCAGCAACAGTAGAAGCAATTGAATTACCTAATGTATTTAATAATTAATAGAAATGGCTAACAAGAAAGAAACAGCGAAAAAAACAACTACAACAACTAAGAAATCCCCAGTTAAAAAGACTCCAGTTAAACGCCCAACAGCATCTCAGAAACTTAAGGATGCTAACGGAGAAATTGAATCTCTAAAAGCAACAGTGTATAAGCAAGCTGGAGAATTAGAGACATCAGCACGACTACTACATAATGCTGTAGTTAACGCTAACAATGCGAACCGTAAACTTACTGAAGAGCAAGCTTTACGTGATCAGTTCTTTTCTGATGTAGATAACTTGGTAAGTAACTACAAGAAGTCAAACTTCTTTACACGTTTAATTAATGGTGTTAAAGTACTTAACAGTTTGATTCGAATGTTTAAATATTACAAACAAGCAATAAATGAAAAAGGCTAAAGATATACTTAATCCTAAGAATATCCGAAACTTTATAGAAGGTAACTACTTAATGTGGAAAGATAAACTGTCCAATGTCGGAATTAATCAGCATATAAAAGAGCAAGCGATTTATCGTGCACTGCTCTGCAAAGACTGTCTGATATCTGGCAAATGTTTGGAATGTGGATGTAAGACTCCCAATATGTTTTTCTCTGTAAACAAGGAAGATTCCCTTGGACGATGGGGTAAGATGCTGAATCCTGCCAAATGGAAACAGTTTAAAGATGATAATAACATTGAGCAGTTGCCGGACTCTTTTAACTTAATAAAAGAATTAGAAGATGGTCGACATGATTGATAGCTTTGACCTATCCCGGAATTTCTGGGATGTTAATACAGGGTTTTTAACTATTGAAGTATTTCGATCTTTTCATAAGAATGATAAAACAAAGAAGAAGGCCCGCTCGTCAAAGACGATGTGGGCCATTTCTCTTTTAAAGCACGTTAGATCTAAGTTTGCTAATCTATCTTATGATGATCGTTTACAGTTAATAAACGAGGACTTCCTTGAAGGGGAGTTTGAGTTAGACCCTGAGGATAAGCACTATGATTTAATTAAGACTTTTCAGAAGCACTGTACTACTAGAATACAGAGGATAGCTAGCCAATGGGGAGACAAGCTTGATGAAAGATTTAAGTTTATAGATGAGGTAGAATATACAGCTGAGACTGCAGAATTCTTAGACAAAATGATGGCAAACACTGATAAAATGTGGAAACAGTACATAACTTGTTTAAAAGATCTAGAGAGCGAAGCAGCATCTACTCAAGTTATGGGAGGCGCTACAGAATCTCTCTTAGAGCAGAACCGCATCTAATTAATGGAATGTATCCAATTCTTACAAGATTATAAGTACTCTACAGATGTTATAATAATTACTGGAGAGTGCTTTATTTTAAGTGAGGACGGCGATTGGTACATTAGTGAAACAATGAGAGAAGAATATCGAATTTGGTTTAATTATACAACAGTTCATCAATGGTTTCTAAGTCAAGGAATAGTAGAAATTGTAGATGAATAAAATGAAATAATATGATATTAAAGTTTAAATTTAAAGACGCTTACTGGGAACGAGCAGGTTTTCAGGGGCCTAATATGTTTATAAAAGCTTTACCGCCTAAGGTGGGGTACCAGAACTTTGGTATAGGTAAACTGCCTGAACCTAAACCTGGGCAAACATTTACAGTTATAACTGATAAAATGTTAAGTGAAATGGTTAGACGTAAACAAGTTATAATCTTAGAAGAATACGTGGAAGATGAGTATGATACGGATCAACAATCGGAAGGACTTTCTACTGAAGGAGATTCCACAGTACCACCCGCTGAGTAATAAATACGCAGACTGGTGGAAAGAACAGCTCCGTAGGTGCTTAGAAGGTTATTGGGTTGGGGGAAGGTGGATGCCTCCCCAACTCTACTTCTACGTTAACTTTGGAACTATTATGTTAAATAAGAAAGCTTCATCAAAAGCTAAGGTCCCCGGAAGACCATTCCTACGTGATTTAGAGTGGGAGTTTTTTTTAAACTGGGTAGAAGCTAGAGGTTTTTCTGGATTTCTTTTTGACACAAATTTTACCTGTGCTAGGAAAGCCCAGAAAGATACATATAAAAGTTTATCGGGGCCAGAGTTAATACTTTTCAAGAAGGAAGCGCCCCATGCTTTCAAAGAGGATGGCTCGTTAAAAGAGTATATACCTGCACGTGAGTATCTTAGAAAAAGTCACATGATGGAGTACGGAAGAGCTTTATATGAGAACGAAGCTAAAGATTTCATGATGATGGGATCACGTGGTTTCGGTAAATCCTACTCTGTTGGAGTAGGTATAGTTCTGTGGGAATGGCTATTTGACGGGAGATCAAAGTACATACCTGTACAAGATAGAACTAATCCTACAGAAGAAGATGAAGAACAGTTAAAGTTATCTGGATCCATCATGGTTGGAGCAGGTACTTCTAACTATTCTGGGGATATTTTAGCAAAAACTAAAGTTGCTTTAGAGAGACTTCCTGGAGCTCAAGAGATTGGAAATACTCTATACCCTTGCCCGTTTCAGAAACAGTACTCCGGATCGTGGATGCCCGGAAAAGCAGTAAAGGCTACATACAAGAAAAAGGTAGGTAATAACTGGGTTACAGCTGGATCAAATGCCTCTATATACCATAGAACATTTAAAGATAATCCTACAGCTACAAACGGTTTACGTTGTTCTGTAATGGTATTTGAGGAAATTGGTATGTTTGATAACCTAATCGACTCGCGTGGTGCAGCTGTAGAATGTCAAATGAACGGTGCTTTTAAGTATGGTTCTATGATGTTCTTAGGTACAGGGGGTGATATGGAAGGTGGAGGTACTTTAGATGCCTCTCAGATGTTCTACGACCCTGAGTCTTATAACTTGCTAGTATTCGAAGATCTGTGGGAACATAAAGGTAAGATTGGTTACTTTGTACCAGCTTACTGCGGTCTTAATCAGTACAAGGATGAGAACGGTAATACAGACGAAGATTCTGCTAAAACTTATTTGGAAAGTGTAAGAGCTAAATTAAGGAAAGGTAAGAGTTCTGCAGCTCTAGATAATGAGTTACAGTACAGACCTCTAAAACCTTCTGAAGCGTTCTTAACTAAGACAGGAAATATATTCCCTATAGCAGAGTTACAAGAACGGGAGAACGAGTTAAGAGATACCATGCATATCTTAGAGAAACCTGTTACTCTATTTTTTGATACTAAACAACCTACCGGAGTAAACTATAAGATTGATATAGAAAGAGAACTACTTCCCCTGAATAATTACCCACTAAATAAGCAGCAAGAAAGGAATAGAGAAGGATGCGTAGTTATCTACGAGTTTCCTGTAACTAATAAAGATGGAACAGTTCCTCAAGGACAGTATATTATTGGACATGACCCCTATGCTTCAGATGATCCAGATGGAGATTCATTAGGATCTATATATGTACTTAAGACAAACAAATATAGAGAAAATGGCCACTCTGAAATAGTGGCATCCTTCCACGGTAGACCATTCTACGGAAGGAGTATTGTGAATGAAACTCTCTATAAACTATCAATGTTTTATGGGGATGCTAAAATATACTTTGAAAATGTTCGAGGAAATGTTAAAGAATATTTTGAGAAGATTAAACGACTGGATTTATTGGCCACTCAACCTAAAACAGTATTAAACACTAAGAAGGCAGGATGGGAGTCTACTGGATCATCTCGTATATATGGATACCCTATGAGTAATCGTAAGATGAAAGAAGAAGGTATCCTCTATATTAGAGATTGGTTATTAGAAGAACGCGGAGCTAATGAGGAAGGTAGAATATTAAGGAATCTAGATTTAATTCCTGACAGAGGATTAGTACAAGAAATGATCAGGTTTAATTATGAAGGTAACTTTGACCGTATAATGGCTTTTATGGGGACAATAATCGGACTCGAAGAAACACACAATAGATATATAGAAGAGAAATCAAAACCAGATCAAATTGATTCTTTAGATTTTTTAACTAACAATCAGAGACTATTCGGCAGACATAAGTCTGATGAGGAATGGTTCTTTGATACATTTGAAATAAGATAATGAGTTTAAGTTCAAGACGTTTGCCTAAACAAAGAGTATCTCTAAAAAAGAAATTAGAGAACGATAAGCAATGGGCTAAAGATGTTATTGATAACTTGTGCTACTATGCAGATGAGTTTAGTGATACAGACGGTGCAGATTACAACCGTAAATTATCAAATTACTTACTGTATAATAACGTACTAGATCAAGCAGATTTCGAGAGGGAATGTAACCCTATGGGAATCGAAGTTGGGCAATACAAAGATAGTATTAAAGCCTATAATAAAACTTACAATAAAATCCAAGTACTACTTGGAGAGGAGCTTAAGCGTAAGATGGACTTCCGAGCAGTTATAACTAACTCTGACGGGATTAAAGAACGAGAGACCAGACGCACAGAATTATTGCGACAGTTTCTTGAAGACTCTATCGAACGTGAGAAGAAGAGACTTATGCAAAAGTACCAACAAAAAAATCCACCTCCTCAACAAGATCCACAGGGTAACCCTGAAGATCAGCAGAAGGTAATGGATGAATATAACCAAGGCATGATGAATGAGGTTAATAAAGTAATGACCCCATCAGAGATTGAAAAATATATGTCTACCGAATATCAAGAAGCTAGAGAGATCCTTGTACAGAAGATCATCAACTACTTGATTCGTAAGTTAGATATGCCTCAATTAATGAATGATGGATTTAAACATGCTCTTATTTCTGGGGATGAATATTGTTGGGTAGGAGTTATAAACGGACAGCCAACTGTAGAGTTGCTAAACCCGTTAAATTTATTCTACCATAAGTCCCCTGAAGCAAAGTATATTCAAGACGGGGAGTATGCTGGATATCGCCACAGAATGACCACATCAGAAATATTAAATCGTTTTGAAGAAGATCTATCTGATGAAGATAAAGATCGTTTAGAGGGGGATATGATGGGAGTTAACGGTATACGGGCAGACCTTATCGGTCCTCAAA